TCGGACCCGGAATTTCAGCCGGAAAGCCAAGCATTATTGAATATATTCAAGTAATAGGCGGCCCGCATACGGCATCCGGAGGTATGATTGGGAAAGAACTTTCGAATACATTTGAAAATTCGAATTTTTATGATCCCGCTAAAAACCGAGAATCAAATTTAAGATTCAACCTCGATCCCGGCATGACCATGGAATTCTGGATGTTTAAGCAGAGCGGCTCCCTCATGACAGGAAGTACGGACTTGGAAGTTCCAGTAATGCTGTCAAACGATGTAAGCGGCACAGCGGGTGTTGGGATGTTTACTGACCCCGCATTTCCAGTTAGAATGTTTTTCTTTGTCATCTCGGGGTCAACAACGGCCGATACTAACGCTGTCGGCGGCTTTCCCGTAACGGATGATCAGATTTTTGATGGAAAATGGCACCATTACGCCTTTGCCGCAAAAAATACTGGCAGCAGCGTTAATATAAAGGGTTATTTTGACGGAAATCTTGTTTATGATGAGGACATAGCGGGAGGTGCCATTTCGGAAGTAACTGGCGCCCTAAAATTAAATGTAGGCGCTGCCCGAAAAGGGAAACTTGGTGCAGCGACATTCCCATCTGATGGCTATGGAAAACTCTCTGGCTCAATTGACGAATTCCGTTATTGGAAGACGCAAAGAACATCAGAAGAAATTGGCAGATATTGGTTTACTCAATACGGGGGAGGAACCAACAATGACGACGCGAATACTGATCTTGGTGTTTATCTAAAATTTAACGAAGGAATCACGGGAATCACAGCGACCGACTCCGTTGCTCTCGACTATTCTGGCAGAATCTCAAATGGAAAGTGGGCTGGATATACCCCGCAGGGAAGGTCAACAGGATCTGCCATTGATTTATACCTTGAAAAAGAAAGCGAGTTCAAAGACCCAATTATCTATCCATCCCACCCAGACGTTGTCTCCACCAGGGCATCCCTGGAGGGATCTGGTTCGAATCATGATTTAAGAAATAACGCTTCTTTATATTATGCTATGCCATCCTGGATTATCGAGGAAGATGATGAGAGCGGCAAGGAGTTGTTAAATCTAACCCAGATTTTATCGAGCTATCTTGATACTCTATATCTTCAGATTGAAAATTATCCAAAATTGAAAGATGTTGTATATCCGGGCAGCAAGACAAAGCCTCTTTCATTTGCCTATAAACTCCTTGAGGGATTTGGTTTGTCAACATCTGAAATCTTCGTTGATGCGACAATTCTGGAACAAATAGCCAACCGAAATGAAGATATGAAATTTGATGCTGATTTATCCGACATCAAGAATCTAATTTATAAAAATATTTACAACAATTTGACATACATCTATAAATCTAAAGGAAATATGAAATCCTTCAGGAACCTAATGAGGTGCTATGGGATAGATACAGATTTGGTTAAAATTAATCTATATGGCGATAACGCAATGTATAGATTTAGAGATAATTTTGAAGTCAATTCAACAAGAAAAAAATATATTGATTTCCATCACCCGGACAGGTTCGAGGGATCAGTTTACCAACATACGGCAAGCTCTCCTGGTTTGGACACAAGATCCTTTATAAGCGCTTCTGGCCCCACCAGCCCCGGAAACAGCAGCGCGATATCTGATCAGGAAAAATATACATCCATGACACTAGAGGCAGAGGTAATATTTCCTAGAAAGCTCGCCGAAACTGATCCAAATTATTTTTTAACTAACTTTATAACCTCATCGCTTTTTGGATTTCATACTGCCAATAATTTTGATCCTGATGATTTCACCTGGACTACTCTGCCTTACGATGCGTATGCGAAAGTTTATGCAATAAGAGAAGAAAGGGAATCCAAAAATGTTCGATTTGCTTTGGAACTCCCAGACGGCCCGGGCAGTATACTACTGACCAGTTCACTATTCTACGATGTTTATGATAACAACAAGTGGAATTTTGCGTTGACATTTCGCCCCACCAATGATCTCTATGGAGCAGATCTTCCCGTCGCCGGCCTTGGCAAGGAATCTTCTACCGACTATATTATGGAATTATACGGAGTAAATTCTGATGCCGGAATAGTTCAAGATGAATTTACATTAGATTACACCTTCACGCCGGCTTTCCTCGGTGATATTGAGTCCTCATATCTTTGGAGTCCAAAAAGAATTTATGGTGGAGCAGAGCATACGAACTTTACAGGGTCAGTAATTTCGAAAACAGACGTAAAGCTTGGATCTGTCAGGTACTGGACATCATATTTAGATAATGAAGTAATAAAAATTCACGCAAGAGACCCGGAGAACTTCGGCACTCCGAGTCCTGGTAAGAGTACATACTTATATCCAATAAGTCTTTCTGGAACGCTCATTCCAGAAATGGAGACGCTAGCCCTTAATTGGGCATTTGATACTCTTACTGGCTCTGATGCATCTGGAGAATTTTTTGTTCCCGATTTGTCGTCGGGATCAGCCGAGAGGCAAAGTAGGTATAAGTGGATGGGTAAAGTTGTTGGCACTCAACACCCAGGAAAGGCAGATTTCTTCCCAGCAAACAGCAGCAAGGTTTTGGATACAAGATTTGTATACAGCGGAAAACAAACATTACCAGAAAATATTCAAAGTTCTGATATGATCAACATTGATGAGCAAGATAATATCTTTAAATTAACAACCAGGCCAATAGATTACTTTTTCGCGATTGAGAAGAGTATGTATCAAAATATTTCTGAAGAGATATTGAATGTTTTCGCAACAATTGTAGATTTCAACACCCTGATTGGTGACCCCGTCAATAGATATAGGCAAGAATACAAACAATTGTCAAAATTAAGAGAACTTTTCTTTGAGAGGGTCCAAAATGAGCCAGATCTAGACAAATATGTAGACTTTTACAAGTGGATTGACAATTCTTTGTCAAATTTTCTAAATCAGTTAATTCCTGCATCTGCCCAATTTTCAGATAACATGAGAACCATGGTTGAAAGTCATGTTCTTGAGAGAAATAAATACTGGACCAAATTCCCAACTCTGGATCTTGAAACCCCAGATCTAGAAGCAGGCGCCGCCGCTATTAACGAACTTCTTTATGACTGGCGCAGAGGACACAAGCCGGTAGGGAGTGAGAATCAATCCGAAAGTTGCCTCTGGTGGAGCGCGCGCGCAGAAAGACAAGGGGGCCCATACTCTCCAGATATATCCTCCGGAGACGCGTCAGTAGATTCCAACAGAAACGCTTACTTAAGTGCCAGCTTGCAAGTATTAAATAGGAGCTTTAGCGCGCCATATAAATTTAGCGTGCAACAACAAAAAATAAATGTTGGTGGCTCCGGCTTCTACGAGAGCAAGATTGTAAGTTATGCCAAAAATATTATACCCTGGGTGGATTCTGATGGTGGAACTACCGGCATCTACATAACTTCTGGAAATGTAGAACCATATGCTTGCGACGATTTGGATAATCCTCTCCAAAAAAGAAAATTAAAATTTGGAGCATACACAACAGAAGCCGGCATGAACAATTCGGTTAACCCATATGATTACAGATCAGGTAAGGGTGACAGATTCGTCCCATTCAGTATCTACAGCTCATCTTACACAAATACATATTCAGAGCCACTAATAACTGCCCTCGGCCATAATCTAGAAATAACTAATAATCACACAGATACATATGGCGCGACAATAGGTACCCCGATGCAGGGACCATTTACGGAGAAATTCGTCGGAGGATTGCAGTCTCGCCACATTGATTTGAATGACGGTACCGACAACCAAACAAACAGGGCAGAACAATGGCAAATAAAAACATCCACCGGCGTTGTCAAAATAGCGAGGCAACCTATTAGCCGCCCCAGAGCTATGCTCTTTCGAGACAATATTTCAAAAAGTCCTGTAAATATAAGGAATATTAAGCAGGTTAATAACGCTAAGACGGGATTTGTTTCTGGAACTCTGAACTCCAACCTTGGAAATTTCAGAAAGATTTACGAAGTCGTCCAGGCCGCAGGTGGCAGAACGGCCAATAACCGAGCTTGGGTGAGAAATGGCCCCTGGTCTTTATTGGACGATCCTTCAGATACAAACTTGACAGCTTCTACCTTTGTCGGAGGCATGTTTGATGCAGCAGAGCCACAAAGGGGTAGAACAGCGCATGTTTTTGTTTGTCGATTCTCGGCCCCTGGTGGACCGGACACGATGGGAGATAGTAACGGAGGCCCCGGATTGGACAGGTATGCTGCCGAGTTTTCCCCAAATAACGATCTAAACTGGAGAAATAATGCTGTCCGAGGCCCATTGAAAAATTATATGTTGACACCGCATGTCAATCAATTTGGATATTATAGCGGTGTTGCATCGCAGAATATACCGGGATCAACAGCGAATGCGACAAATTACTTGGGCACAGGATCGACTTATCAAATAAACAGGAATACAAGATTGAGGCTGGTTGAGAGTGGTGGAACAGTAATCACATCATCTTTTTACAACAATTTCTATGTTCAATACCCCATTCCAGCAACGGATCTGGCATATTCTTGGATAACTTCTTCGGTTGAAGCCATAACTCCAGCAGCTTTTGGATATTGGCCAAAAAATTATTATGCCCCCTCTTTGACAGACGCCTTCTTGGCGCCAGTGTCTTGGCCGCTCATAAGTGACACTGCCAAGGAGGTCGACTTTGTTGGAATGAATAACTACATTTATGAACCAATACCCCTACAATATACTTCTGCTAAATATAAATTCCCATCGGGGATAGAATATACTCGTATTAATTTGGCAGCTGCGATCGAAGCATTTGCCTTTGACTATGATTCGCTACCTGCCTATAGAAACAATGCGATTGGTGGCATGTCGACTTATAAATTACTGAATGGCTTAAATCTACATAGATATGGCCCCTACGGAAATTCCTCTTTTCGACAGCTAAGAACAGCGTGCCATCCCATCGCGAGATATTTGAGAAGAAATAATTTTATTGGCTGCACACAGGATAGGTACATTTCAAGACCCTACCAAGAGATCCCTCGCAGGGTTGAGAATGTTGAATCAACTTTTTATTATGAGCCGGCTGTCCAAAAGGTTTCGACACCCTTTACATGGGCTTTCGGAATCGAGACGCCACCGACAAACACAAAGCTACAACGGAACCCAGGCCGAAGCGGCGGATCCATCGATTCTGGCCTGACGGCCCGGAAGACAATATTCTTGGGCGCCTCTTTGATAAATTCTTATGGATTTCTAAACCCCGAGTTGGCAAACTGCGCCGCAGGACTGAGAACAATCGTGAGACTTGAACCCCCCGGTGGCGCCTTCAAGGGCTCACGCCGAAACGGCGGCCAAGACGATCGTGGCTCATCAAATGGCTGCCTGAAAGAGGATACCCCCTATGGAACCATATCGTCATGGTATAAGGACAATAACGCCGATTTTGACCCAACTTCGCCTATTAAATCTTTCGTAGAAGCTATTTATAATAGCCCCCTTTATCCCGCAGCCCTAAATAAGTTTAGGTCCGCCGTAAGAGGGCGAACAAACTTTAGAAATGGGATCTATTTTTCGAGTCGCGAATTGAGGACTCAAAATGGCACAGACAAATTTTAGAAATGGAGATAATTAATGGCTAATTCACAGGGATATGCAATTTCGCAGAGTATATGGGCCCTAGACGCGGTTGAAAACTTTACAACATCGGAAATCTATACTTCCGAGAACACAGGTTCGGGCGCCCCTGGCGAGTTGCAAAATGACTATTCTCAATGTTTTGGGTCGAGTTTATATTCGGCTAGTTATTCATTAAGTTGCAGCATGGACGGCATAGAAACATATAACGGCGCCCCCGGAGCCGGAACCCCACTCCTTTTCGGATGCCGCCTTTATAATGAGCTTCTCGACTATATTGAGCCTACGATAAATAAAGATTATTATGCACAAACATTTGGCGAATGGGCAGTTGGCAACGCATCTCTTAGTGTTCCAAATTCCTATACCTTATCTGCATGGATCAATCCAAAAACATATACGGCTTTCGGAAATACTGCACTGCAAGATGGCAAAAAATATCATATAATTTCTTTTTCATCTGCCGACCACGCTCGCCCAGCAACCCCCACTCCCGGTACTTGTTCTGTAAAATTATTTTTAACTGGGAACACGCCTCAATCCACTGGCTGGTATGTCGGCGCAGAAACGGTAATTTCAACTTCTTATGGATATGTTGTAGATTCGGTAACTTCTAGTATAACTTGCTCCGCCGATACATGGTCTCACATCGTGTGTTGTTATGATGCTTTCACCCTGGGCGATACATCTGAGATGACAGATCGGTATAAGATTTATATTGATGGAAGTCTGGTTGTTCTTGGAACTGGCACAATTAATTATACTGGCTCTGAATCTCCATTTTATGGGGAAATCCATGCATCGACGGGCGCAATCGGAAACGATGTTTCATACAACACGGACATAAGTACGCTAACTGGCTCGATAGAGACTCCATTACCCCCTGGCCCAGCCAAAGATGAATTTTTCGTCAATAACGTCTTTCATGGTGAGATTTCAGAGGTAACTTTTTTCCCCTATTCGATGCATACTCAAATACCGATCTTGGTACCCTTGATGTACAACGGCGGCTGCCCCCCGGACATGTATGCCGCAACGACCTATTTGGTTCCCAACCTTTGGCCCATCGGCTGGTATAGGATGGGAGAAACACCACCCGATCCCCTTGGCCCAGTCGCCGCCGGCCACAACCGCCATAACGGCCCAGGCGATACAGCAGGAAGTGCCTCTTGGGATCCCGACGTCGCTGCCTCATCGCCCGGGCGCCTAAACAACGCAATGAACTCTTATTATCCAGGCGGCCCACAGCCCGAACCCGAGGGGTGGCGCATGCCCACAAGTCTCTATGCTTACGGTGACGGTTATCCAGTAGCTGACCTCTCCATTTCCGCACCTATAAATGTATATATGGAATTTACCCAGTCCGCCCCATGCGATACCGGCGTCAGCGTTGCAGATAAGTCGACTCTAATCGCCGCCCCAATTTATAACAGGAAACACAGCCTCCCGGCCGTATTTTCAACAGCTCATTTCGGCTGGTCTTTCCCCAAATCAACATTTCCAGCAACAGATGATTATGAAGATAGAACTCTAACGATGCCAATACCAGAAACGTCAGCGTCAATTTCCTCTTGGAGGGATCAATACCCACTTACGAGTATAATTTCTCCGTCCTCCTACTTTGCCTTAAGGTACCCGTTAGGAAAAATACAGACCTGTGGAGGCTCTGCCGAATGGGAGTCTGGACGGCTAGCGGGATATATTGACAATGACGCATGGGTAAGTTCCTCGCAGGTCCCCTCTTACGATAGCTACAATGACTATAATCAATATACGAGATTAGTAAATAAAGACTATTCGATAATTCCAGAATTTTTAATAAGTGATCAGATCGAATTTTATTTCAAACAAAAGGGCGACTTCCTGTCTGCAAATCCCTCCCAGTTTGCCATAAGGGGATCCTCAACAAGCTCAACTTCTGATATTCCGAGCAACAGCTCCGAGGAAGCTTTCTATGAGACATTTTCAAATTCAGATTTCTTGAGACACTTTTCGGTCATCAAGCAGGATCACAAAGGCTTCGCAGATCCCGCCACGATCACCCTAAAGTGTAAAGCTTTGATGAAGTTTCTTCCCTATGACGGATTCTACCCATCAGAGCGCAGTCTACAAATCGCAAATCAATTTTCGAAATCATATGGAAAATATATTCAGTATAGTGGTCTTGAGACAGGCCTCACAAGCGCGAAATTTCGCCCATTTTTGACACCGTTTTTTAGGCCGGGAATTGTTTATAATACAATCAAATCTGGTCTTGCGGTCGACTTTCCAATTTATACTAGTTCCTATCAAGTAATTAATTATAAAACTTATCAATCTAACTTAGACGTCGGCTTCGTGACGGGCTATTCAAACTATTATGCACTTGGCACACAGAATGCTTATAGTGATCCCGCCACAAAGCATACGGCCAGTTGGGATTATCGCATACCATTTGAGGCAGTTGTCGAGCCAGAGAAATATCTCTCGGGTGTCAAAATATATGATTTAGAGCCACACCCAAGCTCCTCGATAGACATTCAGGCGGTCTGGAACGGTCGCGGCGACGATTTATATAAACTTCAGATGCACAACTATTTGGCAGCTATCCCGGAATTTTTCCTGCCAGAGGGAGAGTTTACATCTCTGAAGAGCCTCTCCCAAGCAGATTTTCTAACTGTGGAGTCTGGTACTTCATACGGAATGAGGGTGAAAGTAAAAACTACCATGAATAAGGAGCGGATATGGCGAAGTTATGTAGAAACTGGTTCGATAATAGATTATGAAATCCCACAGCACCCTCGAATTTTAGCTGGCGAGACGAGCGACCTAAGAGAAACTTTTACTATGTATAGTCGTCCGTCTGCTTTTGGTCCCCCCGTTGCTTCCACCACCTATCTCGGATTTAATAGCACAATACAGCCAAATAATATGGCGAATATTGATTACAATATTTTGTTGTATCCACCATGCCTGATGGGAACAAACCCGTCCTTTACTCCTCCCTATTTTGGGGGTGAGTCTTGGGCAGACATAGTGTGGAAAGCTGATTCCAGTGGTGAGGTCACTTTAGAACAAATTTTCTCTGAAGCAACAATAAATCTATGGCGCATAGATACCAATCCTGTCTTGAAATCCGGCCTCGGCCCGGGAAATGTTCTTTTTGGAACGCCCAGAATGCAAGCAATCTGGTCACCTTTGGAGGTGCCCGCTTGGCAAGATTATAGCACCCCCATGAGGACTTCATATGCCAACGCATATGCTATGCAAATTGATTCCTCCTTCAATCTACTTGGAAAAGACGGCGACCAGTGGGTAATTGAGCCTAAGTTTGAAACGCCGCATTATAACTTTAATTCAGAGACATCAATCCGCCCAATTTTGAGTGCCAGCGACACCCTCACGGTTCCAACCAACGGTTCGGAATCCCTCCCAAGAGGAATGTGGCATCAGTTTGGGACAATGGAAATTGATAAGGGGATATATATTGAAGCTGGAGCTATCCCTGAAAATTGGCGAACGACTAGAGGATATGCAGAACCCGACAGAGTAACGTCGGAGTTTGCTATACCCTTTGTATACCAGACAGAGGAACTTTCTGGGATAGATTTATCTGTTTATCAAAATGATAATTTTGAAGATCTTAGTAAGATTGTTGGTTTCGAGAAAAGTAAAAAGCTGGGCAACACAGCCAAAGCGCTGACAGTTTCCGAGGCAATTGTGGCGGTTCCATTTATTATAGAAGACGGGGAAAAGAGATTCTTCGAAATTCCAGAGGACATTATCCGAAAATCCCTCGGTCAACTAAACTCTCTAGCGTCCGACAAATCAGTTTCCCAGGGAAGTTTGGCTGTCCGAGCCTCATCGGCCGCTCTAGATAGCACCCTTAACGAATTATTAGACAATGAGGAAGATAGAAAAATAGCCCGCCGCGAAGCAGCCGCAGCAGCAGCCGCAACCGCAGCCGCAAACCAAATAGAAAGAGACGAGGATGATGCAAATACCGTTTCCGAAACAATAAAAGACATGGTGAACAAGATGAAGAAGTTTGTATTTCCTCCAAATATGGATTTTGTCAATAATCTTGGAAAAGTTACTCCCTTCTCTATGTATATATTCGAATTTGAGTATCAATTTACACAAACAGACCTAGCCTATATATGGCAAAATGTAGCACCCCCGGAGAGAGCGGAGAAATTTTACCAGAAAGAGGCGCAAATTTCTCATAAACTTTATGCAAATGAACTTATGGGGTCTTTCGGAAACGGCGATAACGACCCCATCAAAGATGGTTTACAATGGATGATTTTTAAGGTAAAACAAAGAGCAAACAATAATTACTTTAGTAAAGTTTCCAAAGAGTCCGGAACAAAAACAGAACAATTCAAATATAGTTATAATTGGCCATATGATTTTTTCTCTTTGGTTGAATTTGTCAACATGGATGCCAAAATTGGATTTGGAAAAGGGTTACAAGATGGCAGCGTAGATCAGCGCGTTTTTGAGGCAACTCAAAATCCACAGAAGGTTGCGAAAAAAGATGAAAACACAGGAAAATCCAGGAAAAGAAATAAATGACATTTTTCAATAAAAAAGAAGAAGTTTTGGATATCAAATTAACGCAATTTGGTAAGCAGCTTTTATCAACTGGGCGCCTAAAGCCAATATATTATGAATTTTTCGATGACAATATCCTTTATGATGGGGAATATGCCGGCATCACCGAGGTCCAAAATGATATCGAGCCAAGAATCCAAGAAAATACAATACAAAATAGAACACAGCATGTTTTCTCTGGCATAGAAAGTAATTTTTCGGCATACATTGATCCACGCGATGATTTAACAATTCCGGAAACCGAAAGAATAAGGGTACAACCAACGACAGAAAAGGAATTCTCTCTAGTTAATTCATTGGGAAATTCAGATCTTCAATCCACTGACGCCCCGAATTGGAGATTGACCGTTCTTGAGGGGGAAATATTAAGCGCCTCCTATCTGCTAACGGGGACATATCAAGAATTACAAATCCCGCAAGTAAATCTAGATGTCACTTATGTTACGAAGGTCTGGGACGAGGCAGAAACAGAAAACAATATCCTTTTGGGTCTGGTGGGTGAAGAAGCAGTATTTAGGGACGGTTCTTCAATAAACATATCTTATAAAAACGATAATAAAAACTTGTTGCTGATGGTCGAGGAAGGGGGGGTTACTTTCGCCAAGGAAAATTTTGAAGTAGAAATCTTTTATGTAGAGCCGTCAGATGGATCTTATACTCCGCTTTCTTTTATGGAAGAAAAATCAAATATTGTTAATGGCCTTTTGGTTCTCAATGATGATCCACTCGACGACCAAGAAATAGATGATACTTTTGCAGAATTTTTCTTCGATTTATACACCGATTCAAAAATAAATAAGTCAGATCTGTGCCAAGGAATTGGCAAAGTAAAATCCAAAGGAATTTATGTCGATACTCCTCTCGAATGTGAAGATGTAATCACTTCTCCGCTCACCATCAGTCCATATGCCGAAGGCGCCACTGGGCCCCCCTGCGAGGACGAATAAATGTTAATGAAGACTCTTTTCGGTAGCAAACTATTTATTACAAAAGGAAGCGTTCAATGGCTCTAGATACCTCTCCATCTACTACGGGCGTCCTCTTATCTTCTGATAATAAGGATTCTCAAATCCCGACAATCTTGTTTGATATGATAACTCTGGATGAGGGAGTTTCAAATCCAAATTTTATGGGGCAAGGGCAGACTTCAAGTTTGATCGTGAATCTAAAGATGCACATAGAAATACCAGTTGCATCCTCGGATAATGACATTTTAGAGAATGTAAGTGTCTGCGTTGTGAGATGCACGGATGCCAAAACTTCGAAATTCATCGAACTAACCGGAGAGATACCAAGAGAGACTCATAAAATTTATGAAGGGTCCTTGGAAAACCTATTGGGGGGCATCGATATAAATATAATTGGTTCATCACCAGAGGCCGCCTTTGAGACATCTAGTGGAAAAAGGATTTTTAATGTATCTTTTCAAAAAAATGACAAACTCCCCCCGCCCTCCAGCGCGCTCCCGCATCTCTCTTACTATGCCTTTTGCTATCTGGATCTGAAGAGCTTGGTTGAATCTCTTGGCATAGAAGATATCCCAAACCTTGGCCCAGCCATCGGCCCAATTTCGGGGGAAAATGTAATATCTGTAGGAAAAGTTAATATAACTTCTTATGTATTCTTTATAACATCTCCATTTCCCGAAAACTTATCTGGCACCTACTGGACCGGACCCGTTTTGCAAGGTAAGGCTGGCAAGTGGAGTGCCGCTCGCATAGCCCCCGGCAACAACCCGGTCCTCCGTCCAACTCAGCCGCCGATGGATTTAGACAGAATACAAGTTCGAAATTCTAAAATACAAGATTTTAGGACCCTAAAGCAGATTCCAAATTTAAATTTTGATTTAATCCCGAGTAATTTCTCCCCTATAACAATAAAAGGGAAAGATACCTTTAATAATTCAATACAGAACCCGGATGCTTATATATCTAATGCTTTTTTGACTAGAGATCTGCACAATAATTGTAGATTTATATTTGAATTTGATTATCATCGGGCCCTCGTGAAGGAGAGTAAATTTGGAAAAATTTTAACAAACCCGTTTGTCCCGAAAGAGACAAAAAAGAAAATCTATAACTACTCTTTAATAACTAATTTGAAGATAGTTCGAAGAAGGGTTGAGGCTGTTCGTGGGTATAATCGATTGTCTTCGCCATATCTTGGAATAAGTAACAGCGAAATAGAGCAGGAAGAGTTAGTAATCGTCGAAACCGCCTCGGACCCAGAGAGAAACAATACTTTGAAAAGAATGGTTTTGGTCGCCCCCGGAACAGGCCGCCGGAATAGACATAGCGCCGCTGTTGCAAGTATTATGGAACTCTTATCGCTTAAGAATTCCCCCAAGCACACTCGAACCATCTCTGTAACCGATAGTTCAATAAGTCAAATTCAGAATGGCACTTATCAATATGGCGTCAAGATTGAAATGGAGGACGGATCAGTCCGCTTTCTAAATGAGAGACTAAAGAGGCTGAGAACTCTCAGGACATATTTGAAGGAATATTGCGATCTAAAACAGATTCCGAAAAAGAGCTATCAAACAATTTCTAACATAAGAGATTACTATGATATTATTTTCTCCACAGAGGTCGCCCTCCAAACAAGCGAAACGGAATCCAGAGCTGATTTTAACAGAGCATCTTTAGCAGACAAAATAGAAATAAACAATCTGCGAACAGAGCTTGGCTTTCTTATTGGAAAGCTTGACCCCAGAGAGACACTCTATCCTTGGGTAATCGTCCCGGAATATCTGGTTGACACTATAGAGTCAATTTCGGACTTCTCTTATGTTACAAAATCAAAAAATATTCAGAATACGCAGACTATCCAAACCCCTTCAGCGATTTTCGACGACAACGGCGGCAGTATCCCCTCGACAAGCACCGATATGGCACCGGGCAGCAAGTACGCTGCCAAGCAGACGGAAGATGACAAATTCAGCGATACATTTGGTCGCCCTGACCAATCGCCGTCCATAGATCTTGAAAAGAAGGTAAATGAACATTCCACCTCCACAGAATTTATAGATCTTTTTGACGAAGATGCGGCTAGATTTTCTTTGAGAAGTCTCCTAGACCCCAGAACCGCGACTTCAGAGTCTATTTTACAAGTTATTGGGATTCTTGATATGCTAACTCAAAAAATAAGAATTATGATGGGCTCAAGTGCGCAGATAGAAGAGGTTTCGGTGTCAACCAGAAGACGAGGAGTCGCTCAAAATTCAAAAGTATCAGTTTTGAATTTAAACGATTATTTTATTGAACTCTTCGACGCATCTCTCTCTTATCTGCCGGCTGTAGATTATATGGGATTTAAGAGATCCGCCGGCCGAGTCGACACAGCGAACACAGGAGGCGGGTATAGTACGACATTTGCCGCAGATTCCAACATTGATGGGCTCGATGTTAATAATATTACTGGCGAGTTTGGTGGTGATGCCGGCCCACTTGTCATGACCGTTGCCTCTCTAGGTACCGTTGTGGAGGACGAGGATGCCCTAGACGATGTAATTGATCAGGACGAACTAGAGAGGCTACAGGCCGAAGCGGAAGCGGCGCAAACACGCGCCGACGACGCGTCCACCGACGACGCCGGTGAGAAAGAGGACAGGCGCCAAGCGGCGGCGGCGGCAAAAGAAAGGGCGGACAAAAAAAGAGCCGCCCGAAAAAAGAGAAAAAGAGAAAAGAAAAAGAAGCGCCGCCCCGGCCGAGATAACCAACAAGGGTACGACGATGAGCTAATTATTACGCCCACCGTTTTTGATGATCGTCAGGGGCAGATAATAGAGGTTACGACATCCAATCAAGACTTTCTGGCGCCCGAACAATATGTTGTTATGCAAAACACAGCCACAGCAACAAATGCATCTGAGGTTCCAATGTCTACCTCCACAAATCAAGATCGAATTAACAATATGATGTCAACACTCAATGTGGAGATATTGACATCAGCAACACCAATGGTGGTCCAAGAATCCTTGACAACGGGCGGTCAGTACCGAGACGGACAAACTGTGTCCGTAGGAGACATCCTTGGTCGTGACGACCTCCAAACACCGGGTACCCCCGATGCTCAAAACAATACATGTGTTCCGGGAACTGATGGAGGAGATGGCTCCGCAGATTTAGCCATATGGGAAAACGAGGACAACGCGCAAAGAGCGACACAAACATTGATGAATTTGTTGGCAGAAAACAAGGCATTCAGCAGCGCGTTTGACAGAGCAAACGGTAATCCGACTATGCTGAAAGACGTTTTTAAGAAGACCGGGGGGAAGGATGAGGAAGAGAGGCAGCCGCAAGGTGTGTCTTTAAGGCAGCCGCAAGGTGTGTCTTCAAGGCAGCCGCAAGGTGTGTCTTCCATTTATGATTCTCCGAGGGAAAACCTAATTTATGGCATGATGGCGAAAATCAAAATTTTTATGGGATATGAAAAGGACAGTCAAGGCGGCATTATGATTAAGCGCCCCTGTTTTAAATCTCCAACTAGTTGGCAAGAGGTGATGGAAAGATTGATCCGGACCGGAGATCCAGACGACGTTCTTTTATGTAAACTGGAGCCCTCCGACCCCGATGGCCCCCAATTCGTTGAGACAAATATTTACTTCTTAGTAACAAAGGATAAAAATACTCTGGCCGCACAAGTTTCCGGCCATGTCCAAAGTACAGCAGGGACTCCAAGAAGAGACAGACTGGAAAGCATCATTAGAGAGCGAAATCTCCCGCCAAAAGCATTGAAATCCGTATATATAACCAAGAAGGGGGGCAAAGAATAAATGTCAGACAAAACAAGAACTTATATCTTAGATATTGGCGACCCGTTGAGACTAGATCTGAACTCCTATTGGACTCGCGATGATTTCGCGCTAGATTTTCTTGGTCAGCCGAACTTGATGAGTCCTCAATATTCTGTAGCCACCCTCGAAACAGCCGCGAGCACCTTTTATAAAAAAAGACAAACAATAAATGTCACCAAACAAGCTGCATTCGACGCTGCACAGATGGCTAGCACCGTTGGCACCCACGGCGAACAGACAGGAATTCCGACATCTTTTGAAGATTATGTAAAATCAAGATTTATCCCTTATTTCGAGAGCCACAATTCATTATCGACAGCAGACAAAGATACGGTTTTCCAGACATATAGCCCGATTGTCACGAAAGATTATTCAACAACCTCTGATCCATCGATGGGAATAAATGAAGTAAAAGAGGAGTTCCTTATTAATTTTTTAGAAAAGAGATTTGAAGACGCGATCTCTCCGCCTTCTGTTTCCGAATTGTCTCTTCCTAACTTTTATGAAGTTATAAAGGTGGGCGGCGACCCACCACAAGATTCTTATTTTGACGATTATGCGAATAATATTCCGTCTCCTGACGATAGATACGAAAATATAATGGTTTCTATGGATAATTATAAAGAGATGGAAAGAATAAATGGTTTCGACAAAGTTTTCCCCCTTGAGGTAAAATTGAGCCCCTACAATGCAGCAGTCTCAAGACTAACCGGCTTTCATGAAGCCCTCGATAACTCAAATCTTGATTTAACATTGATTGATCTGATGAGTCGACGCGGCGATATACAGCACGTTGGGGGCACCGTTTTAAATTCGCACCCCTACAATATGGTAGAGAGGACAACAACCCCCACAGCCGTCACGAGAGGCGACTCCGGCCCCGAAGAGGTTAAGCTCGAATCTCTGGATATGTTGGCATGGTCAAGGGATATCTCTGATATTATTGATTCTCTAACCGACGTTTCGCCCACCTCAAATAAAATCTATTTGGGCCCCGACAATAAATCAATAAATATAGCAAAAGGCGAGGCAGGAACTTTAAGGGAGGTTTTGTCCTCTGCGATGTTCCTCGGAAGAGTAAAAGAACTAATAAGAGATAACCTCAGATCGTTTAGTGACATAAACGGGGGAGAGAAGAGCTATTCAGAAATAGTCTTCTATAAGGTAGAGAAATATACCTCTCCGGACGCGCCAACTCCAATTCAAAAGATTTGGATTCCCAACATTGATCAGGTCGACCCGATTGAATATGTTGATACTCAGGTAAAATATAATAAACAATACACATATAAAGTACATGCCTATAGCGCGGTTATAGGAACAAAATATTATTATGATACGGATACGTTTAGGTCTAGTTTTCCGATTGAAATATTGACAGCCGGCCCAGCCATTGGAGGAATCGAAGATCTCGCCGCTGACGTTCCAGATTTTGGCGCCCCACCTCCACCCGGCGGAGGAATGACAACCTATACTGGCCCCCGGACGCTCACGGCGCTCGATGCGGGCGCCACTGTACTCAAACCAGATGTAAACCTGGGAGGAACTAGCACCAGCGCCAGTAGCCCTGATGAATATTTCCAAATTGATGTAATTACAGAGCCGACAGTCGAGCTAATAAGGACGGAACTCTTCAATTTCGATGGCTTCATTTTAGATGATCCCCCAATGATCCCAGATGTCAATTTTACGTCATATATTGGGATAGACAATAAAATAACAGTCAACATGCAGGCTCAAATAGGTGAGTACAAAAACATGCCGGTTATTCTAAATTCAGAAGATTCCGACTTCATAGATTCCCTACGATTAGCCCGAGGATTGCCAGCAGAATCTTTAATTACTTATAAAACAGACGACGAAACCAGCGCTTTTGAGGTCTATAGAATGGAGACGATGCCAACTTCTTATGATGATTTTTCAAATCACCTAAGAACAACAATCTCGACACTGCAAGAAGATTCTTTTAGTGCAATTTACTCTTGGGATATGTCCCATATGGATTCTATTATGCCAAATAAGAAATATTATTATATGATAAGGTCCGTTGATATTCATAATCACAAATCTTATCCATCGCCAGTCTACAAAGTCCAAATGGTAAATGACTCGGGAGCAATTTATCCCCTCGTTGAAGTGATAGAGATGAAGCCCAAAGAAAAGCCCAGGATGAAGACGAAAAATTTTAAAAAGTTTTTGCAGCTAATTCCATCATTCGCGCAAACAGAGCTAGATTATGCCGGTTCAAACTTAATTGCTAGTACTGGAATCATCGCCAACAGCGCGCTCGGCAAAGAGGCATATATCACCCTGGGAACAGTAACCCCAAAATTGTTTGGAAACTCATCATACGGCCAAACTTTTAAAATTCGCCTGATTTCAAAGCATACTGGTAAGAAGCTTGACTTAAACGTTACCTTTAAAGTAGAAAATGATTTGTAACTTTAACCAATATAACACTATTTATAGAGAGAGGGGAGAATACTTATGGCTTTTTTAGACAATAGCGGGGACATTATTCTGGACGCTGTTTTGACAGATACTGGAAGAAAGAGGTTAGCGCGCGGGGATGGATCTTTTAGGATCGTAAAATTTGCTCTAGGAGATGATGAAATCAATTATGGCACCTATGACGGCACCCAGCCGCAGGGAGAAAAGGATTTGCAGATTCTACAAACCCCAGTCTTGGAAGCTTTCACGAATAATACTTCCCAGATGCACTCTTTTTTACAAACATATACGAACAATCAGACTCATCTATATCTTCCCACGATGAAAATAAACAATCTGACGGCCGGAAATAATTATAATGAACAATTTAATACTTTTCTTGTGGCGGTGAATAGTGATACCGCATGCGCACTCGGCTCTGGCAAAGACGCCACGAACGCCGGCTGGGTTCTCAACACTCAAGGAATTCTCAGAGGATATGACCCCAGAAACAAAACTACTTGGATTCGCATTGATCAGGGCATTGATAATGTTGAGGTTAACCCCGCCAATCGCCTGCCATCTAACGAATTTTACGAAAATCAATACATGATCGAAATGGATTCCAGATTTGGCCAAATTATCGACATGGAAGGCACTACTTTGGCCAACCCATCATTCATCGACGATGATCAAATCGCATCTTATTACCTTTCCATGAATGTTAATAGAAGGTTTGTTACAGATAATACCGACCGCGATACCAAAAGCGGCGATAATCAGGTAATCGCTGGAGCTAGAGGTTCAATTTTGCAATTTCAAATACAGGTGAGTACAAATCTACAGAACAATAATAGCTTTTTCACAAGACTTGGTGGAACGTTTGACGGTCAGGGCCCTTCTCCCGGTCTCTCAACAGATTTCTACTTTATTGACTCAATCATAAGAGTCACGGGATTGACCACGGGATTTCGAATAGACATTCCAGTTAGATATGTGAGAAACGTCGACTCGCCAGCTAATTCGTGTACATAATTGTCGGAAATAAGAATCAAAGGATAAAAAATGGCTACAATATTTAAAACTTTACTAACTAATGACGTCGCAATGACACGAACTTTGCTAAATGAAGCAATTCCCATTACTGGATCTGTCGTCTCCGGAACATATAATGATGAAAATGTAAAAAAGAATTATGCTCACGGCATGTTTGAGAGTGTTTACGATTATCCGTATCTTTCATCCTCCGCAAATCACATTTTTGACATTACTTACGGATATTCTTCAGACCTTTCGGGCGCATATACTATGAACGCCAAAAAGATGAACATTTATAACCAAATGGCACAAACTTTAGTTGGCTATGACCAGACGGGTTCTATTCGAAAATTTGATTCGGACGGAGACTTCGTTAGTCCTGTCACCGACTTCATGGATGCCTGTGTTTTCATCAATTATTCGCGCCTTCTCGTGAAAGATGAGATTAAAAAACAATCTTATACGTTCATCGTCAATAGCGGATCATCTCAAGTAACTCTATCTGACTATGGCGCGAATAATGATTACCGAGTCAACTCCCCCGCCGGAGAATACGGAATCATATATACATCCTCACTCGCAGTCGCCGGCACTGGCGTCGGTCTCATTTATTATCAAGCCGGAGTTGTTGTTTTGACAGCTTCTGTGGACCTATTTTCTGGGTCGACAACGGTTTGGTCCCCCACGGACTGGCTTGGAGAGACCGCAATCACTGGAGTAGCTGATAATCTTAGAGAAGTGTGGGAAGATAATGATTTTCAGAACACAACCGAACTGAACTCAACGATTTATTTCTGTCGAGCAGCAAACAACGAATACAATTACAGCGCAAACCAAACATATTTATCGGAAAGCAAGATTATCGTCAAGAATAACAACGTAGATCAGCCACCATCATCATATATCACGACCATTGGATTATACTCTCCAGATAACGAGCTGTTGGCTGTTGCTAAATTGTCCGAACCCCTCAAAAAGGACCCTGCGACTGAATTGATTTTCCGCGTGAGGCTCGACTATTAGGTCGGAGGTCTAAACATGCCTCTTAAGAAATTTGGCGATAATGACATATTTCACAATACAGTGAGAACCACCCCAAAAAATCAATTTGATGTATATGATGGAAAGGTATACTATCAAAATGTGTCTGAAATATCTGGGGCGTTTACTGGGAGCGTCCCAAATGTGCCAACGGGATTCAAGTCTCTTTTCGAGCTTAATGTTGACAGAAATGTGTCCGAAACGGGCCTAATCTATCCGTTTATAACGAAAGACGGGACCCTGACGAGTTTTAGAACAATATCGACAAACTCCTTTAGCAGCGATTTCGCATACGGCAACACGCTGACTGGATCATACCCCCTCTCGGCGAGTGTAAGTAGAAATTATATCATAGGATCTAATGGCAGGGAGAAAATAAATGCCCTCAAAACAGCAATGAGTTCCTATTCTTGTTGGAGTCCGCATTATCAATTTAGTTCCTCTTATGGGGATAAAGCAACACAGACGATCAACCTTATCTCTATTCCCTCCATTTTTTATGGCTCTTCGATAAATAAAGAAAACGGCTCAATAAGTTTAAGATATTATATTTCGGGTACTTTAATCGGAGAATTACAAGATGCCAATAGAAACGGAGAATTAATTCAGGTTGGCCCCTCTGGGAGTGCTGGCTCTGGCTCTGTGGCAGGAATCGCTTTATATAATGAGGGATTTCTGTTGTTGACTGGAAGCTGGGATCTTGAGAGTCCAGTGGTTGACCGCAATTATCTAGACGATATAACAAACAAAAAACCATCTTCTTGGTTATTTTATGGCGTTGGTATGAACGATGGTTTGGGGACCGCCTTACCTTATCCAAGTTATCGCATGGATTTTGAAGGAGTCAACTACATTGAGACGCTGACAATGTTGGCGCACGCAGAAAAGGCAGAGCTTAATCACTCGAACAACCCAACATATGTCAAGCATCAATCCTCTTCTAACAACTTTGAATCCAATTCGTCAGTATTCAATGAAATCCCCAGAGCGATCAAAAATACAGTAAAAAGCCCCTATCCAGACCCCACGGGATCTTTCGAAAAGACAACTTATATAACAAAAGTTGGTATCTACGATGCAGACCAGAACCTCATTGGGATAGCGACGGTTTCAAAGCCCGTGAAAAAAACACTTGACAGGGACCTAACTTTTAAGCTAAAATTAGATTTGCAATGATATTAGGATTAGACATAAGCACAAGCATAGTCGGAGTATGCGTCATGAACGATGACAAGATTGTTCATACGGAGTACATTGACTTACGAAAAGTTGGAAACTTCTTTGAAAAAGCAAAAAAAGTAGAAGACTCTTTAAAAGAAATAAAGAAGAATCACAACATTGAACACATCTTCATCGAACAGGCCCTCATGTTCTTCCGAAGAGGCGGCTCAACAGCAAAAACCATGTCAGTTCTCCAAAGGTTTAATGGAATCGTCTCTTGGCAGTCCTACCAACTCTTTGATATGGAGCCAAACTATGTAACTCCCATCTCAGCAAGATCAAAATGTGGGATCAAGGTTATGAGAGGTAAGAAAGCCAAGGAGGTTGTTATG